TCGTCCGCTAATTGAGTCCTCCCCATCTTCCGGGCCATTTCGGCTATGCAATAATCATCAAAAGCATATTCTAATGTTTTGGAAAGCGACCAATTTTCCGCATTATATTCATCCTTTATATTATAAGGTATATATCCTAATTTTTTATACAGACCAATGCCGCGATAATCATCCAAGTTAGCAGTAGCCACACAAGCCTCCAATGCCTTCTCTGCATCAAAATCACCAATACCTTTCAAATAAGCATCGACAATAACAGGTACAGCGTGGTAGCCAATCATCATATCCGTTTCACTTCCCCAAAAATTCCATACCGGCAAACGTCCGTTCTGTTCATAAAAAGCAATGAATGATTTCACCATATCATTGACACGCTGAGGTTCCGTATAAGTAAATAACGGATGTGCGGCACGATAAGTATCCCACAATGAAAAAGTTCCATAATTCACCCAACCATCCGTCTGATGAATTTTCTTATCGGGACCATAATAAGCCCCGTCCACATCACTATAAATAGTCGGGGCAATCATTGTATGATACAATGCTGTATAAAAATTAACCTTATCGTCCTTGTTATCACCTGTTACCTCTATTTTTCCCAACTGACGGTTCCAATTATCTTTAGTTTCAGCCAAATATTTATCGAAATCATTGTGAGGTGCTTCAGCCGCCATGTTTTTAGCAGCACCTTCCATGCTTACTCCCGAAAGAGCAGTACTCAGAACAATCTGCTCTCCTTTTTCCGTATCAAAATTAAAGCGGGCGATATAAGCCGTACCTACACGTTTACCTTTCAAAGCAATGGCAGTAGTATCCATCTCTACCGAGGCAAACGGTTTGGAGAAACGAGTGCGGAAATACACATGCTGGTCTCTTGCCCATCCTTCGGAAAAACGATATCCCTGAATGGTGCATGAGTCAATTATCTCAATATAAGAATCATTGGTAAAGTCCCAATTCATCGCTTTCTTCAGATTCAGAAAGACAGCCGACTCTCCTTCAGGAAACGTATAACGCTGTATACCGCAACGCTCTGTAGCAGTTAACTCCACATTGATATCATAATCTTTCAGCAACACGCGATAATAACCAGCTGAAGCCTCTTCATCCGCATGAGAGAATTTGGAATAGATGCCTAAAGGAGCTTCCGCTTCCTGATAAGGCAAAGTTACAGGCATGAAAGAGATATCATACAAGTCTCCGGCTCCCGTTCCCGACAAATGGGTATGACTGAATCCGGCAATCGTACTGTCCGGATAAAAATAACCGGAAATACGGTCCCATCCGGGCAAACCGTTATCCGGACTAAGTTGTACCATTCCGAAAGGCGCTTGCGCTCCCGGATAAGTATTGCCGGTAAAATCGGTTCCGATAAACGGATTCACCAATTGGGTATAATCGGTTGACGGCTGGGTTTGTTTATTGGACACACAGGCTCCAAATGCCACTAAAGAAATGAATAGCGCGAGAACAGGTGTTTTCATACTTAAGAGGTTTTTCATTATTACTTTGTTACAAAAATACACATTATAATAATATGAACAACCTTATTATAAAAAACACTTAGCTTTAATTCATTATTTTTTCGTATTTAAATAGTAAAGAAGGGATTCTTTCACCTTTTCATCCGAAGTTACAATCAAAAATTCACCGCCTCTTTTATCATACAGAAAGCAATAGGTCTTATAAAGAGCTATACCTGCTATCTCTTCCCAAGGGAATGTCTGTTTCAGTTTCGCCTTGTCATATGTCAACCCTTCCGGAGTTATTTCCACCCAAGTCTGCCCTGCAATACTCCGCTTATAAATTTTATTTAGTCTGACAGGCAGCATAATCAAGATATAGATAAGACACAAGAACCAAATCAGCAGCGGGCTGAACAGGCTTTGCTCTTCGGGAACAATATAGTGCCCTGTACACAATGCAATACAAATATAAATGATAAACAACAAAGAAAAACTGAAATGACGGATGTCCCACAATTTATACAAAGCATACTTTTTCAGGCTGATATTATAATCACAAACCACGACACCTGGTTCCCGTGTCAGTTTGCTTTTCGGTATGCTGAAGATACGCAATATCTGGATTCCCCGTTTCACGCCATACCCGAATAATAAAACCATCACACCAAGATTTATCAAGATCCACCACCACAATGATTCGTTTGCCAAAGCCGGTTGCCCGACAAGCACCATTGATGCAAAAGTGATACCCGCCACCAATAACAACATACTACAAATTACAGTTAAAATCCATCCTCTTGTTTTCATAATAACCTTTTTACTTTATTCCATGACGGGAAACAAAGATAAAAGATTATGGCTAGATAACAAATAAAGAGCCGTCGAATTATTAATCACAGACCATATTATACATAAAATTGCCTGAAAGCAATCTTATTTGCCATTCCTTCACACCTCGAATTTAAATTGTTGTTTGGTTAGGAAGTTAGAAGTTTTTTCGTATGTTTGTCGCAAATATTAATGAAAAACACATTTCTATCTATGAAAAAGAGTGATATTCTGTTCTTTTTATTTATAATAGCATTGTTTCTGCCCTTTTTTATTAGTGATACCATTTATGAATGATACAAATCTTTCAATGCAATCCATGGTATGGTTATGAGTTTTGTGAAGTTCGCCATTCTAGCTACTTTGGGAGACAAAATTCATCTCTTCCCTACCCTACCTTTCCAATACTTTCCCTACCTTTGTGCCATAAGTACGTATGACAAATACCAATATGGAACAACAACAATCATCTTATAAAGAAAAAGAACGTATAGACCTTCACGAGCCGCGACGCTTCAAAGTTATCATTTTCAATGACGACTTTACTACAATGGAATTTGTTGTAAAGATATTAACTACCGTTTTTTTCAAATCAACGATGGAAGCAGAAGCTTTGATGATGCAAGTACACAAAAGTGAATCGGCCGTAATAGGCATCTATACGTATGATATCGCCCGGTCAAAAGTACAAAAAGCCACCCGTATGGCTCGTGAAGAGGGTTTCCCTCTCCGACTCACGGTTACACCGGAAGAAGAATAAAAAATCAAGAATAAGATATGGATATACCAAATACCGATTCGGTGAACTACGCTTTCGCTTCTGCGCAGAGCCAAGCGATGCAATATCGGCATGAATTTATCACGCCCGAACACTTATTGAGCGCATTGCTGGAACAAGTTCCTTTTCAAAAAGCATTGGCAGAGTGTTTTTGTACCCCGGAAGAACTGTCCCAGTCCATTTCCGAATATCTGTCAAAAGAAGTGGAACGAGTTCCTCAAGAAATAGAATATGAATTGGAAATTTCAGGTCAACTCTCCGAGCTGCTGCAATATGCCTATATGACAATCAGCCATTCAAGCGCAGAAGAAATGGATGTTCCTCATCTGGTACAAGGAATGCTTCAACTGGAAGATTCATGGGCTGGCTATCTGTTAAAAAAAACAATGGGCGAAGATATGCCGGAATTCCTCAGCACCCTCATTTCAAATTACGAGCACATGAATCAGTTTCAAGAGGAAACTTCCTCTGAGCAAGAGAAAAGCGAGCCTTGGCGTAACTATGTTACCTGCCTCAACGAGGGCCTGCAAGACCGGAATCCGCTTATAGGCAGGGATGTGGAATTGGAACGCACCATTCAGGTTCTCTGCCGCAAAGAAAAGAACAATCCTCTGCACGTGGGCGAACCGGGAGTGGGAAAAACCGCACTGGCCTACGGACTGGCCGCACGTATAGAAGCAGGCAATGTTCCCGAACGTCTCACAGGTTGTCGTATCTACGAGCTGGATTTAGGCAACTTATTGGCCGGTACACAATATCGGGGTGAGTTCGAGAAAAGGCTGAAAGCCATTATGGAAGGAATACGGAAAGAAGGACACGCCATTGTATATATAGATGAAATACATAACCTGATAGGCGCCGGACGGACGGGAGACGGTTCGATGGATGCCTCTAATATGCTCAAGCCTTATCTGGAAGGAGGAGAGATCCGATTTATCGGCTCCACTACTTACGAAGAATTCAACCGCTATTTTTCGCGTAGCAGAGGATTAGTACGGCGTTTCCAACAGATTGACATACAAGAACCGGGAATCGAGGAAACCATCCACATAGTGGAAGGGTTAAAAGAAAAATACGAAACGTTCCACGGAGTGATTTATGAAGAAGGAGTGATAGCGTATGCCGTTACAGCCGCCGCACGGTACATCAGCGACCGTTTCTTGCCCGACAAGGCCATAGACCTGGTAGACGAAGCCGGTGCTTATCGTGAGATCCACCCCACAGATACAGAAAAACAAACGGTGGACAAAGCATTGATAACCGATATACTGGCACGTATCTGTAAAGTGGATGTACTTGCCATGAAGGAAGAAGACAATGCCACATTAGAAACCTTGCATGAACGCATCAGTGCAAAGATATACGGTCAGGAAGAAGCTGTCTGCCAAGTGGTGGAAGCCGTACAAATGGCCAAAGCCGGGCTACTGGACGAAAACAAACCACTGGCCAGCCTTCTCTTCGTTGGCCCCACCGGAGTGGGAAAGACGGAAGTAGCCAAAGTATTGGCCTCCGAACTAGGTATTGCCCTGCAACGCTTTGACATGAGCGAATATACGGAAAAGCATACAGTGGCCAAACTCATCGGCTCACCTGCCGGATATATAGGTTATGAAGACGGCGGACTGCTGACAGATGCTATCCGCAAAACTCCCAACTGTGTGTTACTGCTTGACGAAATAGAAAAAGCGCATCCTGATATATTCAATATCCTGCTGCAAGTCATGGACTATGCCGTACTGACGGATAACAAAGGACGGAAAGCGGACTGCCGCCATGTTATACTTATCATGACCTCCAATGCCGGAGCACAATTCGCGCACCAAGCTTCTATAGGTTTCAGCGGACAAATTACTGCCGGAGAGGCAATGTTGAAACAGGTTAAAAAAACTTTCAAACCTGAATTCATCAACCGGTTGTCTGCAACAGTCGTCTTCCATGATATGGATTACGGAATGGCTTCTCTCATCCTGAACAAAAAACTCAACGAACTGAAAAACAAACTGTCTGCACGTCATGTAGGAATGGAACTCAGCCCGGAAGCCTATAAGCATCTGCTGAAACTAGGTTTCACCAAAGAATATGGTGCCAGGGAAATGGACAGGATAATTACTTCGCAGCTGAAGCCACTGCTTATGCGTGAAATCCTATTCGGAGCATTAAAAACAGGAGGTAAAGTAAGAGTGACAGCAGGAAACGGACAATTGAGCTTGCAAGTACTCAAAGAGTAATACCTTTAAATGAATCGGCAACTTCTCCGCAGAGGCAGAGATACGGAGAAGTTCCTACAGAAGATATTATATGAATCCAATAAATAAAAAACAATATGGTCTTTCAACTAACTCAAAAACTTGTTTTTCCCGACCCTCACTATGGCGAACCGGACGGACTATTGGCAGTGGGCGGCGACCTCTCCGTAGACCGTCTCCTCCTTGCCTATTCCAATGGCATATTCCCTTGGTATGCTTTCCGTGAAAAACAGATACAATGGTGGTGTCCCCTGAAACGGTTTGTGATTTTCCCTAACGAGATTCACATTTCTCACTCCATGCGTACTTTTATGAACAAAGAACAATATGGAGTCAGTTTTAACCAGGCATTCCATGAAGTGATTCAAACCTGCGGCAATCTGCGGATGGAAGAAACGGGAGCATGGTTGGGCAAAGATATCATGAAAGCCTACATCCGCCTGCATGAGCAAGGTTTCGCGACCAGCGTGGAAGTATGGGAAGAATCTTGTCTGGTCGGCGGACTCTATGGAGTCACTTTGGGAAAGTGTTTTTTCGGCGAAAGCATGTTTTCTCTAGTCCCCAATGCATCGAAACTGGCGCTTATCTATCTGGCACAAACATTTCAGAAGTTGGGAGGAACCTTGATTGATTGTCAGTTTGAAACCCCACACTTAAAGTCAATGGGTGGAAGGTATATAGACTATGAGGAGTATATGAGGTATGTGCAGGAACCTCTTGAATCTCTGTAAAGTCTTTGTTTACCGATTTTGATTATCAAATCATCAGTCAAAAATAAAATATAGGATACAAAGCTGAGATTATCAAATATATTTGCTAGCTTTGTTTTCGACATTACAAACAGAGCTATTTACCCAACTCAAAAACAAACATGAAAAAGATATTCTACTGTTTTTTACTACTTACCTTCTTTGTCTTGTCTTGCTCCAAAGAAGAGGCCGATATGGATGGTAGCCAAAATAAAGAAACAGAAAATAAAGAGATCAAAATTATATTAGAAGCAGAAACAAGTTCTCAAAACATATTTGCTCCTATTGTATTCTACCAATCTTTTGATTTTGGTAAAGATGCACCTTGTCTAAGCGAAGTGTATGATTCCATAGTGTGGAAATCATCTCATTCCCCAAATAGCTTTAAAGTATTCAGTCATTCAAATTATGCCAGATATGTGGAAACAACATTTTTCAAATGGGCACATGTTTATTATTCACCCGGCACATACAAGACTTATCTGCTAGGTTACAAAAACAATGAAATAATCTATAGTAGTGATACAATATCCATTGATATCACAAATAAAAAAGATTTCCTTGCTTTCAATTGGAAAGACGTAACCGACTCCGATTTTACCACAGGCTATGCAAATAATCTGGACGGATATTATCTGAGTACGCAAACCCATATCCATCAAGGTGTCCCATCTGTTATGCTGTATGCCAAAAGTGAGAAATATGAAAAAGGGGGATCTATGAAAAGCAAACAAATACTGTATAACTACATAAATTCATTTTTCTCACTCCCTAATTATACCGCAACCTCAGACGAGTCTTTGAGAAAAGAATTCAGCACTATATTTTCATTTCAAGAGGAGAATGCCATTCCACTAAACATTTGGCTTACCCCCAAAGCTAAAATTGTACTCCTCAGAAAAGATTTCAAGGGACTAGAGAGCGAATACAAAATTTATGCCGAACCAGGAGATTTGATTTAACCTGCAAAACACAATTGTTTAACTAATGAAACATCAACTCTGTATATAGCTACATTCAACGAATAGCACTACCAATCCAAACTATTTGGCTATTTTGACGGATCTTAAATAAGATTTGTTACAGAGTTTTATACCCTTATTATTAATCCACACAGATTGTGCACCATCCCTAAACCGATAAGTGCATATAAGGGGGGAGAAACGATGCGTGTCAAAGTTCGGTCGGTCTGAAAATATCTGATTGCTTTGGTTTTCAAAGCGTTAGAACGGGGTAGGAGTGAGCTGGGTGGAAAAACGAAGCGTTTACATCGCTTTACATCGAGCTTACATTTGAACCTTGTTTGAACGCCGTTCAAATGAATCTCTTTACATTAGGAGTGGGGTAGGGGAGAATTCAGGCAGTATGGTATTATTTTACTCCGATTCTTTGCCCAGGCCATACTTCCATATACAAAGATAACCAAATGGTGTAATTTATGCAAGTGGAGTAGGGGAGCGCTTCGCTTCTCTCCTATTTTTATTCATTAAAATTATTCCATATAGCTGATATTTGGTATATTTGCAGTGAAATAAATACCGTATATCATGAGTAAAGTTATCCATGTACATTTGATTTTTGAGAAAAAGAACATCTACTTTGGTAGTATATCGGCCATTTTTGAAACTCTGACGGAGAAACAGGTCGGAATCACTAAGAGTAGTCTTTTACATGCTGGACTGGTTGATGACATTGCCAAATACACGAAACGTGCAATGATTATTCAGTCTCGCTTGATAACATGTACCAGAAAGGGATAAAATGCCTTAGAACGCAATTAAAAGCCGCAAAAGCGGCTTTTTTTGCCCTTATAAGTGTCAAACTATGATGGAAAGCTGTATTTATCCGTTTGAACGCTTTGAACGTCTTAAAAAGTGGAAAGGTTATTCACTTGCTTATTCATTTGGTTATTCATTTAAGCTATTACAAAAACGAAATGTTTTGATTGCTTATTCATTTGGTTATTCATTTTTGTGCCTATTTTATTCTAATAAAACGGGGAAATATCTTTTTTTTATTTGGTATTCATCGGTTTTTATAATATTGTAGGGGGTAAATTGTATATAGATAATATTTATTTACTCCCCTGTATTTTTATATATTCTGCTGTAAAATAGTGATTTAACTGTTTTTACCTCCCTTTCCCCATAAAACACGTTTTAGATGGCATTGGCAACCGTAGAATCGCTTGCATCCGAAACACGCCCCGACTTGTCCTGTTTAAGTTGTGTAATTGTCTGTTTGAGCATCCCTATTTCCTCTGCCATTTCTCGAATGGTGGAGTCTTTTTCCCTTAAAACATCCAGAAGCTCCCTAAAATTATTGTTAGCTGTTTCTGGAGGAGCTGTTTCCGTTACTACTGGTGTAATTTTTTCGGCTTCTATATCTTTTAAAAGAAAGTCGTCGATTGATATTCTAAAAAACTTAGATATTTCACATAACAAACTCAATTTAGGTTCTGTATTACCCAGTTCATAGTTTGACATTGTACCTTTTTTGATGCCCAGAAACTCAAATTCATCTAATTTAAGTCCCCTACTCTCCCTTAAATGTCTAAGATTCTTAGAAAAAATACTCATAAATCTAAATTATTTGGATTAATACTTTGTCGTCTAAGAAACTTAGACTATATTTGCCACGTGATTAAAGTTTAAACACGCCCCAAAGCTACAAAAAAGGCTTGAGGTAACAATGAGAATTTGAAAAGAAGCAAAATGGAAGCAAAATTTAAAAAGGGACAAAGTGTGAGAATCACCAAGAGAAATGGTGAGATCATTGATGGTATAGTTCGTGACTGGGATTATAACATTTGTACGTTCGTGCGGGAATATAATATCGATTATATGAAAAATGGTCAGGTTTGGACTGTAATATGTGTTCCGGAGGATGCGATAAAGAAGCTTTAATAATTTTCTCGGGCAGTTAGTTCAGCTGGTAGAACAAACTAAACTCCTATAATGGAGAGGTTATGGTCCGCGGTTCGAATCCGCGACTGCCCACTACGATAATTTAAATATTAGATAGTATGAAAGAACGAATAGTTGTAGAATACGGTGAGGTGAATAAAATTGCCGAACTGATGGGCTGTACAAACGTGATGGTGAGTCATGCGCTTGCCTTCCGTAAGAACAGCAAACTGGCCCGTTCCATTCGTAAGCTCGCCATTGAGCGCGGTGGATCCAAAGTAGGTGGTAATCCTCAAAATACAAGTAGCCATGAAAAATGATTTGATGACATTGTTCAGCGACCAGCTGCACTGGTTTGCTCGTCTGAAACGAAAACAGCGCTTTTGCGTGCTTTACTTCTGTATGAGTTTCGGGATCCTGCTCTCTATTTTTTTTATTAATCCGCTGCTGGAACTTCTCGTAGTGTTGAATTTCGGGATCTCCGTGCGGCTGCTGAAGAAGCATGTCCCTTTGAATGATTTAGAGGATTGATAATCAAGCTGGGAGATGGAATACTTTGATAATATATTGTGTGTAACTTACAAAGAGTTGCTGGATATAATGCCCAAAGGCACTTTGAATAGCCAGCTGTCCCGAGAAAAACTGGATGTCGTTTCCCGTGGCGGTGGTGAAAATAATCCGGCTCTGTATGCCTATTCCTCCCTTCCCGAGAAATACAAGAAACGTTGGGTTGAGCGTCATGGCGAACCCGAGAAACAAATGAGACAGGAAATGATCCGTAACATAGTGAAGAAAGACGAGAAGGCCGAGAACTTTTTCGAGGATTACCGTTACGACAAGAACGGTGAGATGGTCGCTCTTCCCGAGGATGTGAAGAAGGAATACACCTGGAACGCTTCGGTGCTGAACGCGTTGATGGAAGAGTTCAAACGCTTGAGTTCATCCAATAACAAGCTGACCGGTTTCCGCCGTAACCTTTGGGAGCTTCTGCTTGTCACGAGTGAGGAGTGGCGTCCGGTGTACGGGCACAGCCTCCCGGGCAGTGTGGGCCGGTTGAAAGCCCTGATAAGCAAGTTCCGTCCCGACAACTACGGTGTGCTTGTGAGCGGCAAGTACGGCAACAGCAACACGCTGAAGATCGAGGAGGACGGCGGGCGTTACCTTGTTGCATTGAAACGCAGCCGTGTTCCGGTTTATACTGATATGGAGATCTTCGAGGAGTACAACCGTGTCGCTCCGGAACGTGGCTGGAAGCCCCTGAAGAGTCCCCGCAGCCTCCGCGAATGGTTCAGCAGCCCGCGTGTCGAACCTCTGTGGTACGATGCCGTTTATGGGGAAATGAAGGCGCACCAGCGTTATGACCGCAAACACCGCACCATCCTTCCGGGCCGCCGTGACAGCCTCTGGTATGGCGACGGCACGAAGCTGAACCTCTACTATCGTGATGAGAACGGGAACAAGTGCACTACAAGCGTGTACGAGGTGGTGGACGCTTACAGCGAAGTGCTTCTTGGCTATTACATCAGCGATAATGAGGACTATATCGCCCAGTACCATGCTTTCCGCATGGCTATCCAAACGAGCCGGCACAAACCCTACGAGATCGTGTG